CCGGTCACGTAGCTCACGCCCGTTGCGGTCAGCGACACGCTGGGGCCGTCCTGGCGGGTCAGCATCGGCTTGGTCAAGGTGACAATCGGTGAGGTGCCTGTAGCCCGCGTCAGGGTGACCGTGCCAAGGCTGGGCACCGTTGCCTCAGAGTTCTGGCGGCTTTTCTCCTGCTCCCGCAGCAGCACGGCCAGCGCTTGCGCCGCATCCACCAACGTGGCATTGGCACTGATGTAGGGGCCAGCTTGCTCCCCACTGGGGGGCTCAGTGAACCAGCAGGCCAAGCCGCTGATGCTCAGGCCGTTGCTGCTGGCGATACTGACGCTGACGGTGGTGCCAACGCTGGCGCTGCTGAGCGTGTCGGCATCGGTGAGGCGCGAGTTGCGCCAGGTGCCGTACTCGCTCACCAAGGCTTGCCACTGAGCGCTGGTCAGCAACCCATTGACGCGGAAGGTGCGAGCGGTCAGGCCGGTGCGGGCATCGCCTTCGTAGCCAAACGGCTGCGCCGTGAGAACGCTGGTGCTGAAGCTGCCAATGGTGATAGTCATGACAGCGCTCCATTGACAGCATTGAGCACGTCACCGCTGGCGCTGCCGCCGGGAACGTTGACGTTGACCGCCCAGGACTTGGCCGCCAGCTCGCGGGTTGCCGCAAGCAGCTCCCGGTTGACACCCACCAGGTCTGCGGTGTTCTTGTTCAGCGCTTCCTGCAGGTTGGCAACGTTGGTGTTGGCGGCCTTTTCACGATCGACTTGCTGAATGAACTGCCGCACGGATTCGACAACATCACTCGTCGAACCGCTGAACTCTGGCGCCTGCGCACCGGTGATCCGAGTGAAGTCAGCCTGCGCATCACGGAACAGCGGCAGGATGGAGCGCAACGTTTCCAGTCCGCGCCGATCGCGCTGCTCTGGATTCAGGAACTGATTCAACCCCTTGGGGTCATTGCGAATGCCGGCCAGCTCCAGCGTTGCCTGCTTGAGGTCATCGCGCAGCTGCTTGCCTGCAGTCTTCAGTGCTGTGGCGCCTTCGATCAGCTTGAGCCGCACCTCTTCTGATGCGACGACCTGCTGATCCACCAGCTTTTGCATGTCAGGGCCGGTGTCTTTGCCCTGCAGGCGCAGCGCATCAATCTGGGCACCGATCTGAATCACCTGATTTTTGGCCGCCTGGACGCCAGCCTCGATTTCCTGGCGCTGCTGGATCGTCTGACGCACGACGCCAGCTTCGGCAGCGGCCAGCTCATTGGCTGCGGCAATGCGCTGCTTGACGGTCTGCAGGGCCAGCTGGGCCTCAACCCGCTGCTGCTGTTGCTGGGCCAGCAATTTAAGATCGGGCGGCTGGGGCTTGCTGGACAACTCGCCGGATGGCGTGGTCGCGGCTCCAGGCTTGACCGTTGGCGCATTCAATGGCTGCGACTTGGCCCAGTCGTTCCATTTGCGCTCGACTGTCTTGTATTCAGCCTCAATGAATTTCTGAAATCCGCCAGCTTTGATGATGTCTTGAGCAAACTTAAGGGGGTTGCTAACGCCGCGAATGGACAGCTCTGCATTCTTGGCAATCTGAGCGCCAAGAGCGGAAGCTGCCAAAAAGGCTCTGCGGATTGCCAGCTCAACCAGCAAAAAGTCTCTGATTAGCTTTTTGCCGTCGATGTTGTTGAGAATGTCAGAGACAAACTTTAACCCATCCGCAATGTTGTTGACAATGATGGAGGCCCATTCACGGGTTGCCGCTGCGATTGTGCTGATCAGCTCAGGGTTGCCGGCCAATGCCTCAGAAAATGCCTTGGCTTGTGCGGTGAGCGGTGCAAACAGCTGTTCAATGGATGACAGGCTTGGAAACGCCTGGTCAAAGACTTGGTTGACAACCCCGAAGGCTGCCGACAATGCCGGGGCGATAGATGACGCAAAGCCCCCGAACAGTTGGCCGAAGTTGTCAAAGATGTTGTTGAACTGAACGTCTACCGCTTGACCAGCAAGCTGCAACGCAGTCATGTCGCCAGTGGCCAGCACCAGCGCCTTGTTGAAGTCGTTGGTGCTGATCTGACCTTTGGACATTGCGTCCTGCAATGCGGTGCCACTTTTGCCGGTGACCTGGGCCAGCTCCTGCGTCAGATCAACGCCAGCCTCCAGAAGCTGCAAGTTTTCTTCGCCCTGCAGGCGGCCTTTGGCATAGACCTGCGCGTAGATCAACGCCAGGCGTTCCAGCGGCTGACCGGACTGCGCCGCAATGGCGCCCACGCGGCTGATCGTGCCTTGCAGCTGGTTGACATTGACGCCAACTGCCAGGAAACGCTGGGCAGCAGTGAGAATCTCCTCGTTTTTGAACGGAGTGGTCTTGCTCAGGGTGAAGAGATCCTGCCGCAGCTGCTTGGCGGCCTCAGCTGAACCGGTCAGGCCAGTGAAGGCGGCATTGAGCTTTTGAATGCTGCCGGCAGTTTGCGTTGCTGCAAAGCCAATTCCTGCAATGGCTGCACCAACGCTTGCGATTGCAAGCGCTGCAGGGGCAGCAGCTGCTCCAATAGCAGACAGAAGGCCTGCTGCACTCCCAGCAGACTTTGCGCTGCCGCCGATGTCTTCAAGGGCTTTATCTGCGTTCGATCTGGCGCGATTCAGTCCGGCATTGAACTGCCGATCGTCAACGGTCAGCGTCAGTACAGCCTGCCCAAGCTGATCCGCCACGCCAACCCATCATCTTTCCCAAGGTTGCCGCCGCAGCAACCTAGGCCATGACAAGCGCTCTAGCCGGTCTCGCCAACGCCACAGCCACCTTCAATGTGGCCACCGTTGGCACCACCACCGACCCTGACACCGGCAACGTTCTGCCAGCCACAGAAGCGCTCACCGTCAGCCTGTACCTGCGCCAGGGCGGCAGCAGCAGCGCCAACCTGCCGGGCGTTGACGCTGACACCGAGGTGCTGGAGGGTTATGCGGTGAGCCCGCAGGCCCTGGATGCACGGATCAAGCCAGGCACCACCGGCACCCTCAACTTCGCCGGCCAAGGCAGCGCCGACTGCGAGGTCATCAGCAGCCGCTTTCCTTACGGCAGCACCGGCACAATCGGCAGCACGCTGCAACAGGTGCTCGGCGACAAGATCCGCATTGCCCGCTACCTGCAGAACTGATGACCGTTCAGGTCAAGGCCACCTACAAGCTGACCGGCTGGAACAGCACCCAGCTCAAGCTGCGGATCCCGGTCATCCTCACCGGCTACGGCAAGGTGATGGACCAGCAGCTCAAAGAGGAAATCCAGTCGCCACAGTTCAACTGGCCGCGTGAAACACGCCGCCGCAATGGCTCCCGCGTCAGCAGCCCGCGTGACATCGTGGACTTGGGCAAGTTCCTGCGCTCACAACGGCGCGATCGCCCCAGCGCCACACAGCTGCGTTTCACGTGGGATGTCAAAAGCGACAGCGGTTTTTCCTATGCGCCGCTGATCCTGACCGGCTACACCACCAGGCGCGGCACCATTGTTCCCGGTCGCAACTGGATCCAGCCAGCACTGGAAGCCAGGCCGCTTGATCGCTTCTTTGCCGCCGAATGGCGCCGACTTGAAAGCAGCGGACTGTAGACAAGAAAAAAGCGGTCGCCTCCACAACGACCGCCCCCTCGACTCACCGAGTCTAAGTTGCTCAGCTCACGGTTGCCACAGTCAGCACCGGCAGCGTATCGCCAGTGCCAAAGACGGTGGGGTCGTCGATCGTCAACACATCGCCCACCTTGTAGTTCTCGCCAGAGGCCACGATGGTTGCGGTCTGGATCACACCAGAACCATTCACTGTGATCGTGACGGTGGCATTCTTGCCCGAGCCATTGCCTTGTGCCGGAGTGGTGCTGACCAGCGGAACGCCAGTCTGAGCGGACAGGCCAAGGCCGCCGTTGGTGACCGTCAGCGTGGCAATGCCGTCACCCTGCTGGTAGTTCTTGGGTGCGCCATAGCCCACCAGGTCAAAGGTCACAGCCGCCACTGAGCCAGCTTCCAGGCTCTCAGACCAGTTGCCCACAAACGCTACTCCGGCATCGACTTGCGCATCGGTGTTGCCAGCACCCAGCAGCGGCAGCTGACGGTACCACTGAACCGCCACGTTGTTGGCCGAGGTCTGCGCTGCACGCTTGAGGATCAGGTAGCCCGTGGAGGTCGGGTCCAGGTTCAGCGCGGCACTGATCGTATAGCTGTTGCCGGTAACAATGCTGGACTTGAAGCCGAAGTCGGTGCTGTAGTCCAGCACATCCTGCGTGTCCGAGCTGACCGAGATTGAAGCATTGGTCAGGCTCAGCACCTCCGTCATGGTGCTGGAGCTTGTCGGAGCGCTGGAAGCGGTGGTGCCAGCCTTGACCCAGAACCTGAGATCAAGAGCGGCGAAATAGGTTCCGGCCACGTGGGTGTTGTTGCGTGTGCCCTAACTTGCCGCCAGCCGCTCTTCCTCTGCTTCCAGCACCTCCCACGGTGTCGGGATCGGCGAGACGTGCAGGTCGAAGCCTTTGACGTCATGCGCAATGCCGGCGGTGGCCAGCAGCGCATCCTTCAGGTCGGTCTTGCTGCAGCTCAACTCGCGGCACACGGCTGCAGACTCCCAGCCCAGCGCCATCAGCTTGCGGGCCTGGTTGCCGAGCAGCCGCGCCTTGTGCGTCGCCTTGATTGTCCAGTTGTGGCTGCGCAGGTAATGCAGCACCTCACCTTGCGCAAAGGCCCAGAAGATGGTGCTCAGCCTTCCGCGGTCCGGGTTCCAGGCCTTGCACGCCTTGATGAAGGCCATGTCCACGCAGGAAAAGATGTCTTCGCGTGCAATGCAGTGCCCGTACTTGCGTGCCAGCTTGCCACCGAAGCTCTTGATCAGGCCAATGTGCTCGGCATACATGCGCCCGATGCGGCGCTGCTCAGAGCGGGTCAGCGGGTTGGCTAGATACGGTTCAGCACGTCGCTTAAGCGGTGCAACTGCAGCAACCGCAAACAGATCAAGCTGGCATTCAGCGACGGGCATTTTCACACTCTAACTTCGCAACACCGGCACTGATCGGGCGCTGGAATTGGAGCCGCTCAGGCACAAGCAACCGAGCACTTGCTTCAAGTGCGGCACCACGTTCAAAGCGTTCTTGGCTTCTGCCTGGCCGGCCTGGTTGAACTCCACGTCGATCACGTCCACCCGCGCTCGCTTCAGGTTGGCATTGGGGATGCCAGGGATCAGTTCACTGCTACCAGCGCCGGTGCCGCTGAGCACGTTGCTGTCACCCAGCAGGTATTCCGCCAGGTCAAAGGCGGCTTGCTTGATCGGCTGCGGAATCTCGCTGCTGGTGAAGCTCCAGTCGCCGCATTCAGCATCACTGCGCGGCCAGAGCAGCGCCTGCGTTGTGGAAGCCTTGCTGCCCACGTATTGCAGCTCGTCAAGGTAGCGGGTCGCCATGATCAGCGCCCGGCCCTTGTTGTCAGTGGTTGCCGTGGCCCAGTTCAGGGTGCCGAGGTACAGGTTGGCCAGATCATCAGCAGCGGCCACCGACAGGTAGCTGTTGGCATTGCTGGCCCCGGCAGTGGCGACAACGGTGACGGGCATGGCGGCGCACTCTTGGCCTTAAGTTGCCGGTGGCGTCTTCGGTGCTGACCAGAGCTTGACGGCCTTGTCGAAGCCGATCTCGCCGTCCACCAGGCGCTGGCCGAGCTTCTTGCCGAAGATGGCCTGCGCAGTTGCAGGGTTGTCGCTGACCCACTGCCTAGCCGCAACCTTAAAGCTCAGCGCTTGCTCAGCGCCATCGCCGTCGGCGGGTCGCTTGGGCGGCACCTTGTTGCCACTCGGGTCGGTCATGTCTTCGCTGCGCCACTTCCACGGCAGGAGGTAGCAGCGGCACTGCATGTGCGGGCTGACCTTGCGGTAGTCAGTCGGGAAGCGCTTGCCGTCCAGCTTCAGGCAGATCGGGCAGACCGCGCTGTCCAGAACTGCCGTCCACACCAGCCCTTCAGGCCCCATCCATGCCGGGTCAGCCTCGAACTCATAGATCGCCTGCTGGGCCGCGTTGCCCACCTCCTGCACCCCGGTGCGGATGATGGCCTCGACGTTGTTCTCCGTGACGCGAACGACCGCATCCTCATAGGTGCGGAACACTTCGCCGCCCAGATCGGACAGCCCCAACCGGATGTAGCGCTCCACGCGATCGGCCACAGCGGCCGGCAGTGTTGCGGTCAGCTGTGTGCTGAGCGTCTTGCCGCCCACCACGGCATCGTTCACCAGGCGGTTGACCTGCGCCTGTGTGACCTGCACCGCACCATCGGAGGCCAGCTCACCGCCGGCCATGGTGACCATGCGGCGGGCAAAGTCCAGCTGCCGCTCGACAAATGGCGCCAAGGCGTTCTGCATGGCCGCCAGCTGCGGCACGCCGAAGCTGTCCTGCACGCTGCGGCCAACAGCTGCAACGATGCTGGCAATGATGCGCTCCCGGCCTGGCCCTACAGCCAGAGCGCCGGAACTGCCCACCGCACGCTCCACAACTGCCAGCGTGGTGCGCAGATCGCGCAACGCCTGCTTGATCAGGCGGTCTTCCAGCTTCTTGGCCGAAAGGGCATTGCGCAGGAAGGCTTCGACCTGTGCTGACAGATCAGCCATCAGGCGGCAAACACCCTCGATGGATGCTTGGGCGAGACGACATAGGCGTCCCACCCCTCAGGCAGCTCACCGACGAAGTTGACGTGCCAGCCGCTCAGCAGCGTGGGTGGGGTAAGCACTTCGCCGGTCTCGGGGTCGTAGGTGCCGCCTCGGTAGATGGGGCCGATCACATCCAGGGCGTGGGTGTGGCTGGCGGTGAGCACCACGGTGTCGCCGTCGTCATTGGTGGTGGTAAGGCCAGCAGCATCCAGGGCAGCCATGCCGGTGGATTCGTCGGGGAAGCGGAGGTATGTGGTGGTCATTGCGTGATGGTTTGGAGGGTGCTGTTGGAAAGGCGCTGGGGCCAGTAGGTGAGGCGGCGGATGTGAACGTTGCCTTGGGAACCGTTGCCAATAGGCTCCATGCCAATTCCAGCGCGATCAACGCTCGGCATTGTTCCAGAAGAATCTGATTGCGACGCTCCTCCGTTTTCGGCAAATCCAAAATCATTTGCTTTTGCAGCTAAAGCGGCTCTGTATTCAATACCTGCGGCATAAGCGCCTTGGTTAAAAGATGCTTGTGATACGCTGGCATCTGTTACATCGTAAATACGATTAACGCCGCCTTGAGCACGTAACCAAATTAAGTTTGTTGCAGCGGCGTTAGTAAATTGAAATACTCTGCCGCCGCCTGCAGTAGGGCTTTGCGGAAAGCTGTACCTTGCAAACACCGTCCCCTCATCCTGCCGATACCAGGAGCTGAAGTTCGCCCCCGTGATGCTGGCCACATCTGCGGCGCGGGTGGCAGTGGCTCCGGCGGTGGCGATGTAGGAAGTCCGAAACGCACCGGCTTCAAGCTGTGCATTGGTAACAGTGCCGCTCACTGTCAGCGTCAGGCTGCCTGCGGTTGGTGTAAACGTCAGGCTGACCCGATTAGCCTCGCCAGTGCCGGTGCCAACCAGCGGGCCGGCGGTGCTGGCGCCTGTCAGCGTGATGGTGCCGGTGCCGGTGAAATGCAGGGTATGGGCAACAGCGGTAACAGTGGCGCTCTGGGTTGACAGGGTGCCGCTGTTTAGCAGCAAATTAGTCCGCGCCTCCTCCACCAACAGCCCCAGGCTCTCGCCGGTCGTGGGGTTGTGGTCAAACCTCGGCACATCCGTGGCAGCCGTCTGCAGCGTTCCCGCGCTGTCGATGAAGGTCGCGCTGCTGGCGCGGGTGAAGGTAATCAGGCTCTGCCCCGTTCTGGAGTCAACCAGCGATTTGCTATCCGCAAAGCGCAGATCAAGGCTTGGCACCGCTTTTGCGCTGCGCCAGAGGGCGTTGTGCACCCACAGGCCTGGCATCAACGCAGCGCGGCGCGATGGCAGTATCAACGTCACAGGCCAGCCTCCAGTGTCACTACCCGCAGGCTGTGAGCAGTGCCGCTGGCTGGGGTGTACGCGCCACGGGTTTCAAGTTCGGCATAAAGGATGTTGCTGCCGGCTGCCAGTTTGATTGCCGTGCCGCAGTAGTCAGATTGCGTGAACAACGTGCTGCCCAGGTCTTGCGGCGCTGAAAGATCGACAAACCCCGCATAGGCACCCACTTCGCCGCTCACCAGATCAAACGCGGCGTTGTCCAGAATCGCGGTGGGAATGGCGGTGTAGAAGTGCAGCCGGAATCCGGCCATGCCGCTGGGCACCGTGGTGCTTGCAATCATCAGGCGCACCGACTGCACTAGCACGTAGCCACCGCTGGGGCCGATGCTGGGCAGGGTGATGATGGCGCTGCCCGCATTGGCGGGCGTGACGCTATCAGCCACACCAATCACATCACCGGCGGTGTAGGCCGTGGTATTGCTGGGGCGCGTGATGGTGACCGCAGCGCGATAAGCGACACCGCTTGCTTCTACTGCAGCCTCGCCGCCGCCCAGAAAGGTGGCCATCAGTCTTCTGTCACCTGGATTTCCTTAGGTTGCCGACCACGGCGGCGAGGCCTGGCCTCTTCCTTTGGCGAGGTCTGCTCAACAGCAAAAGAGGCCGCCTCCGCAGAGGCAGCCTCCAGCTGTTCACGCAGTCGCCTGAACGCGAACAATCCCACTGATCACTTCCGGTAGAAGATGACTGTGGAGCTGGTCGCCACACGGCCAACAAAGGTGGCCGAGCTGGCTGCTGCCACGGTGGCAGAGCCGGTCACGGTCACGCTTGCACCACCAGCAAAGGTGATGGCGTGAGTGGCGCCTGCGAGGTTGACGATCGTCACCTCAAAGCACTGGCCGACCATGCCACTGTCGCCCAGCTCGCTGATGATCTCAGCAGCGGTGGCGGTGGTGTAGGTGCGGCCCGTGGATGGGGTCACCGTGATCAGGCTCTCAACGCTCTGGGCAGCGGTGAGGGTGGTGTCAGCGTTGCTGCCGGCCAGCAGCACTCGGCCCTGGGTAGCGCGGCCGAAGTTGGCCTGCTCCAGTTCAAAGATGGATGCCATCGTTAGTTACCTCAGAAGTTGGGGTTGGAAACGATGCTGACGACACCAATGTTCTTGGTCTCGTAGATCTGCGTCCAGTTGCTGGCCGCTTCCAGCGTGGCGCGGGAAGGGTTCACGCCACCAGAGGTGTAGGACACACCGAGGGGGTGATAGAGGTTGTGCCAATGCACCGACATGGCATCGCTCAGAGCGAGGATGTCACGGTCGGTCTCGGTCACAAGGCCCGACTGGGTGCCGGAAGCCATGGCACCGGGGGTGAACAGGTACGAGGCGAAGTTGGTGCCATCGTTGTTCACGTCGTCAGAGACGATCACGCGCATCCCCATGTAGAAGGGAACGGTGAGGTCGCTGGCAAAGGCTGCGGCCATGCTGCCGCCAAACACCGGGGCAATGCCGGTGGTGGCTTCAGTGCCGCCGCCACGTGCCTCATCGTTGGTCACGTAGTCGATCGCCTTGCGCTCCACGAGGTCGTAGAAGCACTTGCTGTGCATCGCAATGACGCTCAGCTTTTCGCCTTGATCGCCAAGAGCAGCGCGGGCTTCAGCCACCTTGCCGGGGTTGAGGGTGACTGCCGTTGCGTTGGAATCAATGGCCAACGCACGCAGCGCACCGGTGGTGTTGCTGGTCAGCGGGCCAAAGACACCGCGCAGGATGGAGAACACATCCTTCTGCTGCTGGTGGCTGATGTAGTCGGCGACCTTGCGGCCAATGGCCTGCATGGGGTCGTCGCCAGCGGCCAGCGCGGCCAGGGTGCGCACTTCCCAGGCGCGGCCACGGTGCAGGACCGGGCAGATCTGCTTTTCAGCACCGATCTTGCCAGGGATCAAGCTGGTGGTGTCGCTCAGGACTTCAGCGTCGCCGCTGAGGTTGGCGGACCAGGAAGGGACGTTCACATAGTCGCCGCCTTCTGTGGCATTGAGAATGTCCAGAGGTTGGATCACGCCGCTGTTGATGAAGGCCGACCGAGTGGTGACAGCCTCGTCAACGTAGGCAGTGAACACCTCGGGGACAATGATGTCGCTCCGAAGGGTTGCCATGATGATGGTTTAAGAGGATTGGGACGCGGCCACAGGCCTTCACGGGTCAGCACAGCCTTCCCTTACGGCTATAGATTACCGCTTGGCCTCTGATTTGAGCTTGGCGTATAGCTCGGGGTTTGTTTTGAACAGGCGGCCCTGTTCGGTGAGGTTGTAGTGCTCAGCGCTGAACGGGTTCTTGGTGCCTGATGGAACAACCGCAGCGCTGCGACTTCCGGCCGGTGCGCCGGTGCCCTGTGGCTTGGGTGCTTTGAGCCGATACTGCGGCAGGCTGGTCTTGGCCCAGTCGTTGATTGGTGTGCGCTGATAGCCATCCACCACAACAACGGTGCCATCGGGCTCGCGTTCGATCTGCTCCGGCTTAAGGCGCAGGCGGATCACCTCGTCAGGGTCGTGAACAATGTCCGCCAGGGCAGCGACCGCAGGGCCGATCAACTTCAGCTCGCGGTTCTCAGCTTCCAGGGCATCAAGGCGCTGCTGCAGCGTGCCTTCGCGCTCGCGGTACTGCTGCTCCAGCTTCTGACGGGCTTCGCTGTAGTTGCCCTGCTGTTCCAGCTCGGTCTGCTCGGCGCGTTGCTTGAACTCCAGCAGTGCCCGCACGTCGGTGCCATCAGGCAACTCTGCTGCCATCTGCTCGTATTTGCGCAGCTTGCGCTTTTCTTCCAGCAGTTCCTTGTTCTTGCTGCGCAGCAGGTTCAGCTCAGCTTCTAGGGCCGAGGCATCAGGTGCAGACTGCTCCACAGGAGCGGTGTCGTTGTCAGGCATGAAGACCCACAGGGTCAAAGGTGCGGCCTAGGTTGCCGTCACAGCCGGTGACTACCGGTGCGTTCCTGGCGTTCCTGCTCGCGGATCGCAGCGCGGATGTTGGCAGCCATGAAGGTGTTGCCGCACTTGTCGGCGATCTCCAGCGCCTTGAGCAGACGTTGCATCCGCTCGCTCATGGCAGCTGCTGCAGGTTGGCGCTCAGTTGCTGCTCTTGTGCCCCCAAGCGCCGCTCCTGCTGCGCAGCCGTGGCTTCCAGCTCGGCATCCACATCGAAGTCGTCATAGAGCCATTCGCCATCGGCCAGTTGGATCAGCAGCGTTTCCTGGGTGATGTCACCGCCGACGCGCAGCTTGATCAGCTCGGCCACATGCGAGGGCTCCAGCTTGTGCGCCACGAAGTCGTTGTTGACCATGCTGCTGCCCGCTGTTGGCAGGTTCAGGTAGGCCGCATGAAACCGCAGGCAGGTATCAATCAGGTTCTGCAGGCCCAGGGCCACAGCCATCAGCGCAGCATCACCCTGGCTGCGGTCGATGCTCTTGGATTCGGCGGCCTGGTTGGTCATGTTCTGACCGAGCACGGCAGCTAGACCCAGCTCGGCAATCTGCTTTTCAATGCGATCCAGCTCGGTGAAACGGGCCTGATAGCTGGTGCCGGTGGGTTCGCTGAACTCAGCGCGTGCATCCACCGGGAATGCCATGGCTGACGCTGGCCCAGCGTCCAGCTCGTCCAGTTCAGCCGGCACGCCGAACAGGTTGTAGCGGGGGACAGCTGCAACGTGGAGGATGTTGGCCTGATCGGATTCGGCGCGGTAGGCCTTGAGATTCAGCCAGGCCACTTCCTCCAGCGGCGGGGTGGATTCCATCAGGCCGGTGCGGTTGGCATAGGCCACTGCAAACGGGATCTCATCAAGGGTGGTGGCGCCTTCGCTGATCAGCTCCCAGTTGCGGCTCTTGGATGCCTGCTTGCGGAACAGGCGGAAGCGGCCGGGTTCCAGCAGGCGCACCTGCTCGCAGACTTCCTCGCCGAACTCGCCGTAGGGCACAGTAACCCGCTCCAGCAGGCGCAGCTGCGTCAGCTTCTGGCTGCCGCCGATCACATCAGTACGCCAGCCGAGGATGTCACGCGGCGTGTAGCTGACCCAGTAAGGCCGGCTGAAATCAGTGACCGGGGTGTCATCGCCCTCGTCGCCGCGTGGGTAGTCCACCAGCACGCCGACGTGGCCGTAGCGGATGCAGGTGCGGGCCAGCTCCTGCAGGTAGGCATTGAGATCGTTGCCGGCTAGGTCTGTGTCAAAGAGGTGCTCCTGGATCGGATCGGGCACGTTGTCGAGGCGCACCGGCTTGCGGCACAACATCCCGGCCAGCATCTGCTCCAGACGCAGCATGTAGGGCGGACAGACGCTGCGGGCCAGGCGGGCGCTGTAGGCCTCGTCATCTTCGCGGGGCTCCTGCGGCAGGTAGCGCTTGCCAGCGGCCTGCATTCCGAGCGTGCCAAGGCCAAGCTGCTCGATGAGCCGCCAGCGGGGTTCCATACGCTGCCAGGCCAGCGATGGATCGTGAACCTGCAGCTCTTCAACAGTGGTGAGAGACAGGTTGTTCAGGCTGGCGGCGAGGTTATGCACGGCGGCTTGGCAGACGGGTATCAGAAGATCACTTGCGCTTGCTTGCCGCCTTTGTCAGCTTGTCGAGTGCCTTTACGTTATTGCGCTCGGCTTTGTCCAACTTGGTAAGTGCAACGCCAAGAGCAGCATCACGCTTTGGCCCTTTTGGCAGTTTCTTGGCTGCAGAAACAGCTTTCTTGGCCGAACGTTCTGCCGCAGCTGCCTTAATCGCTCCTGCGCGAGCGCTGCCAACTGGGCTGCTGATGCCTTCTTTCATGACGAGCTTGGCACCTGCCTTGGCCTTAAGCCTTGGCGCTTGCCCCCGGGAGCTGGGGGCCGCTCTGCCGCTTGTTGCGGCCACGGACCGAGCGACAGAACCGCTTACGCCTTTGCCGCCTTTGGCAATCGTGCCTTTGGGCGTTGACGATCCACCGCCCCCAGAAAAACGGCCTCCTGAATCGCGTTTGTAGGAACGGGCCATGGCATAGGCAAGATCTACTTCAAGGTTTCCGCTAGGCCAGGGCTTTCCTCACGGCATAACGGCTGATGTTGAGGTGCTGGGCGATGCGGGTCTGGCTGTAGCCGGTGCGGTGCAGGCGTTGGATGCGTTGATGGCGGCTCTCGCTGAGCCAAAGCGCCACGCCGATCAGAACAATCAGCGGCAGCAGCAGCCACGCGGCTGCGCAGGTGATGGTGGTCATGGGGTCAATGCAGTGGTGGTCGGTGGTGGGCGCTGCCCATCGCTTCCGACTACCGAACACTAGCCCATAGGCTCCGCTATGTCGAGCTAGTAGAGCCGCACGCCGCGCACAGCACGCCCGGCCGTTGGCCGACCCACCTCAAACAGGCGGTGGCACATGTAGCCCAGTCCATCGACCATGTGGTCGTAGCCAGCCTGTTTGTCGGGCTCACCCTTGTCGGTGTAGCTCTGCAGCTCCAGGCACTCGATCAGCTTGCGGCAGCGCGGATCAATCCACAGGCGGGTTTCGCCATTGCCGTTCTCCAGCAGCGCCTGCACCGAAGCCACACGATCGCGGATGGGTGGGTTAGCTGCCGGGGCCATGTTGCTGATGTCGTAGCTCTGCAGGATGGCGATGTCGCTGCGGCTGCTGTTGGTGCTGCGGTTGCGGCCTGAGGCATCCGGGTAGCCGAGCACCCGCGCCTGGGGGTGACGGCGGCGCAGCTCCTTGCCCAATGCGTCGGTGTCGTGAGCGGCGGCGATCTCGTCAATGATGAACAGCTCGCGGC